CTCCATTTTCTTCTAGCTGTTGAATCTCCTTCTTCAAGCTTTCGCATAAATTTATCACCAATAACCGCGCACTGGTGTAAATTAAGGGATTGTCTATTAACATCACCTTTTGGTTCTCTAATTTCAAGCCATTCTTCGAAATCATCGTGATCAATGTTAATATTAACACTAGCTGCTCCGCGTCTAACTGATCCTTGATTAGTTGCAAGAATTGTGGAGTCATATATTTTACAAAAGGGTACGACCCCATCTGATGTGCCATTTCCTGTTATTTTAGCTCCGGCAGGACGAATCATATTAATTCCGATACCAACTCCCCCACCGTGTTTAGCTAGCAACATCATTTCTAAATTCTTAGCGCCAATCTCTTGTATGCTATCCCCAACATCAATGCCAAAGCATGATATAGGCAAACCTCTGTCTGTACCCGTGTTAGATAGCACTGGAGAAGCTAAATTCAACCAGCCCTTCCATATGTACTGAAAGAACTTATCTGCCAATTCTGGCTTATATAACCGCTTTGCAACAGTATTTGCTACTCGCATATAAGCGTCTTTTGGCGTTTCGCCAACCATTAAGTATCCTCCAGATATTGTTTTTTTATACACCTCTGTATTACCCCAAGTAGGATAATCAACCCCTTTTACCCAATCATTATTCCACATCTCCAAGATCTAATTTAGTTTCTTTTTCTTCTTTAACTTTTTCTTTCAATTGCTCTATAGCTTCGTCATATCCAGGCATCAATTTAACAGCCTCTAACGTACCAACAGATAAATCTTTAAGATATGTATTCTCGCTTAGTAATTGTTGCACTACATTGATTAATGCTTGTACTTTTTTTTCTAATAAATCTTGTCTACTTTGTTTTTGTCCTTTCATATTATTTAATTTAATTTACCATATATCTTCAAAATCTTCTCCTTCACCCGCTTTGCTATAGTCTGTTGGACGAGTAGCAAAAAAATCAGTGTGAGTAACACCACCTGTAAGGTGATAGAACCAGTCGAGGTTTTTTGATCCTTTTTCGTCAAATGCAAAGTAGGACCCAAGGTCGACGTATCCAAGTTCAACGAGTTTTTCGTTAAGTCTTTTTCTAATGAATTGTTTGAGATCGTAAGCTTTAATTCCTTCAACGTCTCCTGCTTCAAACATTTTGTCAATATAATTTTCTTCAGCGTTTAGCATTGATTCTGCTGCTGCAACAACATCTTCTCTGCAGTTGTTTAATAATTCTTTATCTTCTTCACACATGTGCCTAAAAAGCTGGCAGCCCATTCTACTATGCAACGACTCATCTCTTACGCTCCATTTCATTTGCTGGCCTATACCTTTAAGAAGATTTCTAAGTTGAAAACTATATAATACAGCAAAAGCAGAGTAAAGAGAAACGCCCTCAGCAAAAGCAGAAAATATAGCCAAAGACTTAGCAATACCGCGAGTATCATTGCCTTCATAAGAAACGAGTGCGTTAAACCTGTCCATAGTAGCTTCATCTTGTAAAAAAGCTTTAAAATCTTCCAGTCCAAGTGTTTCATTTAAATAAGAATAAGCAACGGCATGAATTGTTTCTTGCGAACCAAACATCATGGCCATTTGTTGTATTTCATGTTTAGGGAACCAACTAACTACTTTTTGTGTCCAGTAGTCAGATACAGCGCATTCAGTTTGCGCAAAGCCTAGCAATATGTTACCTACTAAACTTTTTTCTTCTGGNGTTAATTTTTCATTCCAATCTTTCACNTCNCCTGACATACTAATTTCAGTGTGCAGCCAAAATGCTTGCGCTTGTTTTAGCCAACCTTCTGTAAAGTAGATTGGGTATTCAAAAGGCTTGTACTCAATTCTCGGTGTAAATAATCCCATTAGTCGTTTGTTATATTTTTAATTGTTCTTAATGTTGACTCCCACGAGTCTAGATATAAAAGGAGGTCTTTTTTAGTAACCCCCTTATTTTTTATTGCTTTCATTTCCTCAAGCATGTCATCTACCCACCATTCAATAGCGGATGCTTTATCGTTATTCATCTTTAAAGATCTCTAAACATATATCTATAAATGGCAAATATAAAACATGTAACGATGAATCCGGCTGTGGATATGTTCTAATTCCTAATAATATGCCAGGATACAATCCAATAGTTAATTCCCAATTTCCCATTATTCTATTTTTATTTTATATTTATCTTGCATTTCAACAAGCTCTTTCCATTTAATTTTACCTTTTATTTCCCAACTCCATTTAATCCATTTATCAATCTGGCGCTGAGAATATTTTTGCCTAGCTAGCTTCTTCGCTTTTCCAGGATCAATTGTACTGTTCTGTCGCATTCAGTTTGATTTTGTGGTTTGTATAAAGTAATGTTAGGAAATTGTTCTGATACTAATTTTTTAAACAGCTTCCATCGCATTGGAAATGATTCGTTGGCTCTACCTTTTGTTTCTATTATAAAATCGTCGCCTATAAAGTCTGGAGTATATTTAATTGGCAATATTCTTTTGCTTCCTCTATTTGCATAATCTCCTTTACCATTTGATTGTCTTTCATAAACTTCGTTTTCAAAATGAAAACCATTTAATAATACAAATGTTTCTCCTTCATATTTAGATCGTATCTTAGCTTTTTTTAAAGCCATATACATATACTTCTCAAGTCCTGAAGCAAAGTCAATACCATCAAATGATACTTTCTTTGCTCTCACAGGTCCTTTTTTCCTACTTCTTTTCTTTATTGCCATATGTCATCATTATCAAGCATATGCCCATCGTGTGATGCTTCATATTTTTCTACAAGTTTATCTTGTAAAACCTCAGTAGTAACACGCTTAAGCTTTTCAATATAATTAACAGCATCCATAAGTTCTTCCTGTAAATGTGTCATCCAAACATTAAGATCGCTTGGATCTTGATCGAGCGTAACGCCATACTTTTTAAAGCCGACATTAGATCGTTCAACAAATTTATCTACAACGCTTTCTATAACAGGATCACGAAATGTAATTTCTTTCTTATTCATATTAAGATTCTTTTACAAATGTTCCGTTAATCATTTTACCTTTTCTGTTTTGAATTACATTGTAAGCCGATTGCACACAATCTTCAATTTTAAGGTCTTCAAGTTTAGCTAAGTTTGTAAGAACAACTACGCAATCACCAATAGCGTCAATAATTTCAGGTTTGTCTTTTTCAAGTATAGCTTTAGCTAATTCGCCAACTTCTTCTAAAAGCTTTATATATTGCGTTTTGCTATCGCCCTTAGTATATATTCCTTTTGCAGCAGCCCATAGACGTATATCGTCATATACAGTATGTACACTTTCTGTAAAATTTTCAGTAAATGCTTCATAAAATGCTTTATTATATATAAAAGAACGTTGTTTGTCATACATTGAAATTACAGAATTATGTTCAATCCATCTAATTGATTCAGTTGTTAATTCAAATTCGCCAAGAGATGTTTCCCATTTCATTCCAATGTTTTCCATTAGGTTACCCTTTAATTTGTCTTTAGGGAAAGGAAAAGTTGTAGTTTGCTCGGTTACATTAATTTTCATTTGATTTGATTTTTTATTTATTAAGTCTTTATACAATTGTCTGTCTACTTTATACCCATATGCCTTTTGCAAAGCTATTTCTCTTTTAGATATATAGTGTATATCGTCGGAAGATTCGACAACTTCATACTCATTAGAATTGTAGCCTTGAGCCTGAGTAACCCTTAATTCAAGATTACGTGTAACTCCAATTTTTTTACCAGGTATATGATATATATGATACATAACAATTTGTTTTTACCCTACCGATAACGGTGCTAAGATTGCGGGATGTGATTTATAATTATTTAAAGATACGGAATTATGCACAGGCATAAAAATAGCATCGTTGTCAAGATACAAACCGTGTTCAACACTAATTGTTGGTAACTCATACATATATCTTTCTAATTGTTCAGAAGCTTGCTTTATATGATTACTATATAAATGACAATCACCTAGTTGTCCAATTAACGATCCTGCTTTTAAACCATTACCTTTAGCTAAGAACTCTAATAACAACCCATACATTGCAATATCATAAGGTAAACCTAAAAATATATCTACAGAACGTTGTTGCCACATTAAATCTATAACGCCATCATTAATATAAACTTGGAAACCGTAATGACAAGGCGGTAAAGCCATATCTGGCATTTCAATTGGGTTCCACGCACTTACTATAAGCCGTCTTGAATCAGGATTAGACTTAATATCCGCCAAAAGGTTTTTAAGCTGATCTACGCCGCCGAAATCGCGCCATTGCTTGCCGTATACAGGGCCTAAAGTATTATCTGTTCTACCTGATCTTTTGTAATCAGCGTCCCAGTAATGCACTTTATGGTCTTGCAAATAAGTTATGTCGGTTCTACCTTGTAAAATCCATAGGATTTCTGTTAAAGCAGCATTAAACCAAACTTTCTTTGTAGTAAGTAAAGGAAAGCCTTCACTCATATCGTGTCTTATTGTTCTACCGAATACACTTAGCGTGCCTGTGCCAGTACGATCACTTTTCTTTTTGCCTTGATATAAAACTTCAGACATTAATTTGTTGTACTCTTCTTGAATATTCATTTCTTATTGTGTTTGTTGTAATAATATAAACATGCTTTATAATACTCTTGCCATATATTGTCTTTAGTATACATACTAGGTGACAAGTGAAAAGATTTATAGCTTTCCCCTATGCTTATGGCTATTCTCCATTTATCTGGATTCTGTACATAATCAATTGCCTGTAATCCTATTCTTATATTGTTTTTAAGACACCATTTATATGCAATAGCTTCTTCCTTATTTGCAATATAATTATCAGGCAAATTGTTTTTCTTTTTATTTTTTAATCCACTACCCATTATATCTCCCAGGGCATTGTATCTTTGTCAGCAATAGACTGACTAGGATCTCTTATAGGTAAAAAACAGCCTGACTTATGTTCCCATTTAAAATGAGCTTCAGCTCCATTCTCTCCTAAGTTTTGAAACTTAACTTTAAGAACTTTAGCTTTAACAGTTTTGTTTTCATAGTCTCTATGAACTAGCAGGCCATGATATGATGCATCATACCATTCACCACCGCCTTTAATGTTATACATTGTAGGCTCTTCAATTTTGCCATTAGCATCCTTATACATTTTAGTTGGGTGGGCTACTACAATAACTAAAACATCATATTTTTTTGCAAATATTTCAATCTTAGTTAGGTACTCAAGTGTATAAGCATTAACGTCTCCAGAATTGCCGTCATAGTCTCTAACCTTATTAAAAGGATCAATAACTAAACACTTAATTCCTTTGCGCTTAACAAGCTCAGCGCCTTTTCTAAGCACTCCTTCTAAGCTGTATCTATCCATATCAATATGATAGAAGTTTGAATTACAATGATCTGCAACTTGATCCCATTTGCCGCTACCAATATCTTCCTTAGAAGGCATATCTCCCCATACTTTTCTCATTAATTTATGGGCGTGCAAATATGTTGGCGCGTTTTCTGGCGAAGCAAAAGCTGTTTTCCAGCCATAATTCATATTATACCCAACGACCATCTGATCAACAAAATCAGACTTTCCACTACTAGGTATGCCAGTAACAGT